TTGTCGTTATAATTTAAAGGGCGGAATAGATGACCTTTTAAAAGCACGACAATATATTGACTTTATAATTCATAAGACAGACCAAAAAAGTCTTATTGATTTAGAAGAAAAAAATAAACAATTAAATCTAAAACTTGATGACAGTAAAACACAAGCACCTTCTGGTACAAGCTCAGTTAAGCTCACCCCCAAAGGATATTAGATATATCAAAAAATGGATTAGAAAATTAGTTCACTTAATTAAAATGAAAATGCTAGGTAAACCTAGTGCCTATTACTGTAATAAAAAAGGTAATAGAGGTTTAACCTGTGTGACGGCAATCGAAACGTCACATATAGCATTTCATTGTTGGGACGAAACTAACCCTGCTCAATTACAACTAGATGTTTATACCTGTGCTGAACTAGATGAACAAATTGTATTAGAGCATTTAAAAAGTTTCCAACCAAAGAACATTAAATACAAATATTACGACAGAGAAAACAATTTCACATTAATTAAGGAGACATAAATGGACTACGCAAGAGACGAACTACTTACTTACTTTGGTAAGACAACATTAAAAGATAGATATTTATTACCAAACGAAAGTTCGCCTCAAGAAGCATTTATGAGAGCGGCTAAAGCATTTTCAGATGATGACGCTATGGCTGAAAGAATTTATAACTACGCTTCTAAGCTGTGGTTTATGTTTGCTACACCTGTTTTAACTAATGCAGGAAGTAAAAGAGGACAGCCTATTTCCTGCTTTCTAAATTATGTAGGTGATAGTCGTACAGGTTTAACCGCCCACTACACAGAGAACGCATGGTTAGCGTCAGTCGGTGGCGGCATTGGTGGGTACTGGGGACATGTCCGCTCAGACGGAACACTCACTAGCGGCGGCAGTCAAAGCTCTGGGTCAATACCATTCTTACATGTCGTAGACTCAGAGATACTAGCTTTCTCTCAGGGTAAAACTAGAAGAGGAAGCTACGCCGCATATATGGATTTGTCTCACCCAGAGATAATAGAATTTTTAGACATGCGTAAACCGAGTGGTGGTGACATACATAGAAAATGTCTTAACCTACATCATGGTGTAAACGTACCTGACAGTTTCATGCAACTGATTGAAAAATGTATTGAAGACCCAACGTATGATGACAGTTGGAATCTTGTCGACCCTCATACAAAACAAGTAGTACGCACTGTTTCTGCTAAAGAAATATGGCAACGTATTTTAGAAAACAGAGTTGCTACTGGTGAACCCTACCTATGCTTTATTGACACTATCAATAACGCCCTTCCCCAACCCTTAAAAGATAAACAATTAAAAGTACACCACTCTAATTTATGTACTGAAATAACATTACCAACCAATGAACAACGTACTGCTGTTTGTTGTTTGTCTAGTGTAAACTTAGAAAAATATGATGAGTGGAAAGATAACGATAGATTTATCCCAGACTTAATTAGGTTCTTAGATAATACATTACAATCATTTATTGATAATGCACCTGATGAATTAGCTAAAGCTAAATATAGTGCACACCAAGAAAGAAGTTTAGGTTTAGGAGCTATGGGTTTTCATGCCTACTTACAATCTAAAGGTATTCCTTATGAATCTGTTTTAGCTAAAGGACAAAACATAGCTATCTTCAAAAAAATTAAACAACAAGCTGAGGAAGAGTCACGCAACCTAGCAATGGAACGAGGTGAAGCACCTGACATGAAAGGAACTGGTATGCGTAATGCACACCTATTAGCTATCGCACCTAATGCTTCGTCTTCTATTATCTGCGGTACAACTTCCCCTTCAATAGAACCTTATAGAGCTAATGCTTATGTGCAGAAAACTATGTCAGGTTCTTTTTATGTTAAAAATAAATTTCTCGAAAAACTTTTACAAAGCAAAGGTATTGATAATGAGAAAACTTGGCAGTCTATCTTACAAGCAAATGGTTCAGTTTTACATTTAGATGAACTGAATGATTATGAAAAAGATATATTTAAAACTGCTATTGAAATAAATCAGCAATGGATAATTAACCATGCGGCTGACCGACAAGAATTTATTTGTCAGGGTCAATCCGTTAATGTCTTTGTTCCTGCTGATGTAGATATAAAAGAGCTCCATGATATACACATGGTTGCTTGGAAACAAAAACTAAAAACACTTTATTACTGTAGGTCAGAAGCAATTAAAAGGGCGGAGTTAGTATCTCTTAAAGTTGAGAGAACTATAATACCTGAGTCAGAGTGTTTAGCATGTGAGGCATAGATGACAGATTCAAGTATATTTAAAGACATAGACAAACCTAAAAAGTGTCAATGTCATAAGAAGAAACAAAAACAAACAGTGTTATGGACGTTCTATCATACGTTATTAGCAGTCGAGTTATTAATAATTATAATTATAGAAGGGATAGAACTATTAACAAAATGAGTTTATTTAAAGAAAGAGTACATTACAAACCGTTTGAATATGAATGGGCTTTTGAAGCATACGATATGCAACAGAAAATGCACTGGCTACCTAGTGAAGTACCATTACATGAAGATGTTAGAGATTGGAATAGTCGATTAACAAAAGAAGAAAAGAATTTAATTAATCAAATTTTAAAATTTTTTACACAAGGAGATGTAGATATAGCTCAGGCTTATCTTGATAATTATATTCCTAAATTTAAACCACCTGAAATTAGAATGATGTTATCTTCTATTGCAACCAGTGAAGCAAACCATGCTCATAGTTATTCATTATTAAATGATACTATTGGATTACCTGAAACTGATTACAAAGCATTTCAAGATTATAAACAAATGGCAGATAAACATAATTATTTATTTGAAAGTAAAGGTAAAGGACTGTCAGGACTAGCTAGAGAAATGGCATGTTTCTCTGCGTTTGGAGAAGGATTACAACTGTTTGCTTCTTTTGTAATGCTATTAAACTTTCAACGATTTGGAAAAATGAAGGGTATGTGTCAGATAGTAACGTGGAGTATACGAGATGAAACACACCACGTTGAAAACATGATTAAATTATTTCATGCGTTAATAAAAGAAAACCCTAATATTTGGACAGAAAAATTTAAAGCAAGTATCTATCAAACATGTAGAGATATGGTTGACTTAGAGGATAGATTTATTGATTTAGCTTTTGAGTTAGGTGGGATAGAAGGACTAACTTCTGACCAAGTTAAAGAATATATAAGGTATATTGCAGATAGAAGACTACTACAATTATCTTTAAAACCTAATTATGGTGTTAAAAACAATCCTTTAGGTTGGTTAGACTGGGTATTAAACGGCGTAGAACACGCAAATTTCTTTGAAAATAGAGCCACTGAATACAACAAGGGTACTACCAGTGGGTCACTTTGGTAATAAAGTACCCTTTTTAGAAGGAAAACAATGAAAGACTTAGATGATGTTATCTTACCTACTACAGTAGATGACTTAATTAAATTGTTAAATGAAGTATATCCTGAAAAATCACCTGAACTTTCAGATGATACTAAGACTATATACTTTAAATCAGGACAACGTGATGTTGTTAAATTTATAAATACATTAAAAGAAAGGGCTGAAGAAAATGTGCTTAGGAACAAGTAAACCAGTAACATATACACCAAGAGATGAATCTCAAGACTATGTAGCAGGAAATACTTTTGACCCTAAAGATAATGCCTTTGATAATCCTGAACCTTCTAACGTAGATGTCGGCGGTGATATGCCTAAAAAGAAAGTACAAGATACTTACAATCAGGGTGGAGTTGAAGGCTCTAATTCTGGTTTAAACATAACTTAATAAGGAGAAATAAATATGTGTGGTGGCGGTTCAAGACCTGCTCCTCAACCTGTTGCTCCCAATCCTGTAGTTAATGCTTCACCTATTGGTGAGGAATTAGTACCTACATTGGAAACAGCAGACACACTTGAGGACGGAAAAAGAAAAAAGAAGGGTAGTAAGAAAGCAGGAACAGAGGCTTTACAAACAGCAAACTCTGGTCTGAATATTACAACAACTTCTAATACAGGCGTTAATACTCCGTAATGGAATACGATAACGAAGTAGTAACAAGACAAAATACCGCTAGTGAAAGATACGAAACCTTAAAACAAGACCGACAACATTTTTTAGATAGAGCAAGAGAATGTAGTGAACTCACTATTCCGTCTCTAATTCCTGACGAAGGCTTTACAAAGTCTTCAGATTTATATTCCCCATTTCAATCCGTTGGAGCTAGGGGTGTCAACAATTTAGCTTCCAAATTATTATTATTATTACTTCCCCCTAATTCCCCATTCTTTAGATTACAAGTCAGTGGTGACGCTAAAAAAGAAATGGACGACCAACCTGATATTAAGACTGAAGTTGAAAAATCTTTAGCTGATATTGAAAGAGAAGTTTCAAAAAAGATAGAAGAATTAGCTTTAAGAGTTAGTGTCTTTGAAGCATTAAAACATTTAATTGTGGGTGGTAACGTATTAACGTATTTACCAAAGAATGACACTATGCGTGTCTACCCTCTTTCTAATTATGTAGTTAGAAGAGACCCTCAAGGAACATTAATAGAAATAGTTATAAAAGAAAGTATAGCTCATGTAGCTCTTGATGAAGATATTAAAGAGCAAATGAAAATTAATGGAGATTATAAAGATGATGAAAATTGTGATATTTACACTCACATTTAT